ACAAAGCTTACATGGGAATTAGCAGTGTTAACTCAGATGCAGAAATTGATTTATTAATACCCAAGGTTAGCGATTTAGTAAAAACATATTGCCGTCGTACTTTCATTGACTACTACGACGAGGCTAAAACAGAAGTATTCGATGGCGGCTTCAAACAGATCATCTTAAAAGAAACTCCAGTAGTTGCTGTTAATTCAGTAGCTTATAGTGCAGATTACGGTAAGACTTATACTAATCTTGTAAAGTTTACTGACTATGTAGTACGTGACGATTACGTGCTTAGTTTAAATCCTGTGGGATTCTCAGAACAAATTAATGGTTATAAGGTAGTTTATTTTGCAGGATACGAAGTAGTACCTGGCGATTTAAAACTAGCAGTATTAGATTTAGTAGAGTACTACTCACGAAACAACGGTGCTGTACATACTACTCGCGATTTAAACCCAAATACAACACAAATTAGTTACGTTGCTTCAAGCAATTTTCCTGCATCGATTAAGCGTGTGCTTGATCAGTATATGGCGGACTTTACATAATGGCTAAAAGTTTATCTGGTGCTTATAATGCCGGAATGTTATTAGAATTCATGTCTGGCATGAAACTAGCAAATGTTGACGCTAATAAGTTTAATGAAAGCACTAGACAAGAGCTTGTAAAATTACTAGAAACAGATGTTCGTAATCAAATAGAGGTTAATTTACCAGTAATTTATTGGGTAAAACCAATAGAAATTATTAATAATCAAGTTAATGGATTAATGACTTTAATTAAGTCAAATAATCCAAACTTAGGTAAAGATTATATTGAAAGTATAGATGTAAACGGAACGGAAATTGTTCAAGGACAGCCAGGATTTAATGAAGAACTTGCAAACAAACTTAGTAAATTAACTAATAATAGTGGCTTTAATCAAAGATTGTTAGATGCAATAAAAACTGCAACTAAAGGCAATAAAATATCTATGGAACAACTTGGCGAAAAGGCTAAGCACTTCGAAGACAGATTAAGTAAAAGTTCCTCTAACATTAACTTAATTGTTTCTATCGGTACTCCAACAGACGCCAATAATTTAAGAACTGCACTAACTAACGAAATTCAACGTATAGGTTTTGATTTTAAGCAGTGGTTAAATAGTATAGCACCCGCAGAGTTATTAAATCCCCAAGATTATGTTGTTGGTTTTGATCCAGCCACTGAAATTATATTTTTAGGCGGTAATTTTAAAAGTGCCCGTGGCTCTACAGTTAACAAAACATGCCAAAGATTTTTTGCAGACGAACTACCTAAGCTAGGAATTAAACCAAGAAAAACTTTTGGTATAGGTGATTTTACTGCAGCGGGCCATGCTGGTGCTGCATTTAGAACTGGCGGAATTAAAGAAATACAGGGCATAAACACACCCCTAACGCAAGAAATATTGTTTCTTGCTGAGCAAGAAGGAAAAGGTCTTAACAAAGCTGCAATGCAGCCTTTTTTAAATATTGAAGATCACATAGACTTATCACTAGAATTTACAACACAAGTTAAACCTGAAACTATCAATAGTTTATTATATTTAAATTTCTCTTTTGTTGTAACTCAAGAAGCTGCTTGGAATGGTAGACTTGGTACAGAAGAAAAGGTTACTGGTGGAAAAATTGTTGAATCAATTTTTAAAAGAAAAAAGAAACAATTGACCGATGCTTTTAAAGAACGACTTTTTAGAGCAGTTAAAGATACGGCAGTAGGTTACTTTACTAATTCCCCTACAATCAGACAGCTTATAGGCGAACTTTTAGCAAACAGTATAAAAACAGGTAAAACTAAAAGCAAAGCTCCTACAAAAGGCAGCGCTTCCATAAAAGGAAAGCCAGCACTATTTGCTAACAAAAAAATAGGTAAATCAGCTAAAAATCCTGGTAAAATTAAACTACCTCAAACTACAAAAACTTCTTCAAATACAAATACAGTTGGTATGAGTAACATGGGGAATACTACTGTAGCGCCAGTAAATTTATTAAATTTAATGAATATAATAAATACACACCTACAAAACGTAATAAGTTCTAATATGGGTGACGGCACTAGCAAGAATGTTTTAAACTATCGTACTGGTAGATTTGCAGCTTCTGCTCAAGTAGAGCGTATGTCTTACAGCAAAGAAGGCACAATTACTGCTTTTTATAATTACATGAAAAATCCTTACGCAACTTTTAGTGCCGGCGGTAAACAGTCAAAACCTATTAGCAGAGATCCTAAAATACTGATCTCTGCATCTATCCGAGAAATAGCCCAGGGAATAGTTAGTAACAAATTAAGGGCCGTAGCATTATGAGTAAAAGAAATAGTATTACAAAAGCACTAGCAGAAAAATTAAAAACAATTGACGGCACTGCTCCTTATACATCAAACCTATATGATAACAGTTATGCAAAGCTAAAGTTCTGGGATGAAATCCAGGACTTTCCCGCTGTATATTTAGTGCCTGGTACTGAAATACGCGAATATCATCCCGCTGATTTTACTTGGTGTTATTTGAATATTGCAGTTAAAGTTTACGTAAAAAATCAAGACGACCCTCAGTTTGAACTAGAAACCCTATTACACGATTTAGAGACTTGTATCAATGATAATCGCGTATTAGTCTATGACCAAGCTAACAGCTTGGAAACGACGGAAATATTAATTCAGTCGATAATGACCGACGAAGGGCTGCTAGTTCCTTACGGTGTCGGAGAGATTAACCTACAGGTGCGATATGCACTACAATAACGTTACCGGCACCAAAACAGATAAATGTCTAGTAGGTGTGCCTTACGTTTCAACCTCAAGGAAATAAAATATGGCATTTAATTTAATTCGTAATAGTCGAGTATTCTGGACAAGTAACGTTAACACAACTACTGGTGCAGTTAACAGTTCTGGATTTCTCCCAGCTAATACTCGCGAAATTCAAGTACTCGACGGATTCTCGTTTAGTCAAAATACTACAAGTGAAACAGTCACACTAAACGAAGCCGGTGCTACACCAGTTCGTGGACAGCGTAGTTTTAATACTGCTCTTGATCCAGCTGATTTTACCTTTACAACTTATATGCGTCCACAAGATGCTGGCACTACAATTACCTGCGAAGAGTCTGTTTTATGGAACGCTATGTTCTCGGACAAACCCATTGGTGACGCAGCAGCAGCTTGGACTGATGGTGCCACTTCTGCCACAGCAGTTCTAACAAACTCTAACAAGCATCAATTACATGCTTTTGGTTTAGTTATTATTGTTGATGATACAACTTTTGTTATTGACAACTGCGTGTTAAACACAGCTACAATTGACTTTGGTTTGGATGCTATTGCTTCCGTGCAGTGGGCTGGTCAAGGCGGCAGCTTGCGCCAAATTACTTCACCAACAATTACAGCTAACTCAAACTTAACAATTGGTGGAGCTTTGGGCGGATCTTTACAAGGTACATTCTTGCAAAAAGTAACTAATTGCCCTTATATTGCTAACAAATTAAGCGTTGTTACACTAGACGAAGAAATTGGGTCTGGCGGTACTGCTTATAACGTTGCTTTAACTGGCGGTAGTTTGACAATTTCAAACAACGTTACTTATTTAACACCTGCTAACTTAGCAACTGTTAATAAGCCTGTTACCTACTTTACAAGTACACGTGCTATCAGTGGTAGCTTAAATGCTTATTTGCGTACTGGCACTGGTAACACTTCTGCGTTAATGCAATCAATGTTAAATAATTCAGCTACAGCTGTTAACCCAGCGTTCTACATGAACATTTCAATTGGTGGTACTGGTACTACTAAAGTTGACTTTACAATGCCTGCGGTTGTGTTAACAATTCCCACAGTTAATGCTGAACAAGTTGTTTCTACAACAATCAACTTTACTGCTCAAGGCTATGTAGGTAGTGCTTTTGATATTGGTGCCGCCAATGAGTTGACTGTTACCTACACAACTCCACAAGTTTAATAAACTGATCTGGGCTAAGCATGGTGCTTAGCTCACTGTATTCACAAATAATAAAAATATGTCTGAAATTTCTTTAAAATCCCTTTTAGTTCCTAGTAAATCTGTTGAAGTTGAATATCCTGGCATGCCTGGTTTCAAAGTTAATCTTGCGTTTTTAAGTCGTGAAACACTACTTAACATTCGTAAGAAGTCAACAAAAACTTCCTTTAAAAATCGTCAAGCTTCTGAAGAGTTTAACGAAGACCTGTTCTTACAACTTTATGTTGAAGCTGCAGTTAAAGGTTGGACTGGACTTAAGCTGTCTTATCTTGAACAATTAGCCCCTGTTGATTTAACAGGACAAAAACCAGATGATGAACTAGGGTTTACACCTGAAAATGCACTGTACTTGATGAAAAACTCAAGTAATTTTGATGGCTTCATTAGCGAACAGGTCTCAGACTTGGGAAACTTTTCGAAGAGCAACTAAGTCACGTTACTAAGTTGCTGACAAACTATATGCAAAACAGCAGCGTTGCAATGACTAAAGAAGCATACTTTGAAATGTGTGCGGCTTTAGGCAATGAGCCTGCAGAAGATGAAATTCCAGTTGAGTTTGAAGACTTTCCCTTGGAAGTTCAACAAGCACTAATTGCATACAGGATGCTTCGAGATGAGTGGGATTCAATGAATGGTATTTACTTAGGTAAATCACTAATTGGTATCACAGAAGTTTTAGAAGCTACAGAAATTGATCAAGAAGATAGAAAGTTTATAACTATGCTTGTTCGCACTATAGATGGTGTAAGAATACAAGAGATCAATAATAAACAAAAACTTGAAAAGCCCGCTAAGTAATTTAGTGGGCTTTTTTATGCTTTGAAATTTTAGATATTGACAAGTTTGACCATATGTGCTATAATGGTCCTAATGAAAAATATCTAATTTTTTTAATATGCCACACATTCCTTTCAGGAGGGGCTCTAATGACCAATAAGGTAATAATCGAAGTTGAAATGCTGGACTCTAAGAAGTCGCTTGACAACTTAGACCAAGGTGCAAAACGCGCAAATAAAACACTTGAACGTACCCAACAACTTATGGCTGGTACTAAAGGTGGAGGCGGAACAAAATCAGCGTCTGCTGCTTTTGGACAAACCGAATATAATACAGCTCGCGGAACTGTAGGCACAGGTGCAAGTGGCCGTGACTTTGCAAAGCAATCACGCGACCTAGATGGCTTAGTTCGTTTATATGCTGTGTACGCTGCTAATATCTTTGCCGCAGGTGCTGCTTTTCGCGCACTTAGCGAAGCTATGAACACCACAAACATGATCCAAGGCCTAAACCAATTAGGTGCTGCTAGCGGTGTAGCAATGGGTGGTTTAGCAAAACGCTTTTCAGAAGCTAGTGGCGGAGCTATTAGCTTACGTGAGTCTATGGAAGCAACTGCAAAAGCTGTTTCCAGCGGGTTGTCACAAGCACAATTCTTAAAACTTGGCGATGTTGCTAAGAAAGCCTCGCAGGCCTTAGGCGTTAATATGTCAGATGCTGTTAGTCGTTTGACTCGCGGTATTACTAAACTAGAGCCTGAACTTTTAGACGAATTGGGTATCTTTACTAAAGTTGGTAAAGCTACAGAAGACTATGCACGTGCTATTGGTAAACCAGTATCGGCTCTAACAGATTTTGAAAAGCGTCAAGCTTTTGCTAATGCAGTACTTGAAGAAGGTGCTCGTAAGTTTGGACAAATTGAAATCCCCACTAATCCTTACGATAAGTTACTAGCTACTTTAAAGAATGTAGCACAAGCTGGTTTAGAAATTGTAAATAATGTATTAGGTCCTTTTGCCAAGCTATTATCTAACAATACAGGTTTGTTAGTTGGTGTCATTGGTTTAATTGGTGCTAAAATTGTAAAAGATGCACTGCCAGCTATCGGACAGTGGAGGTCAGGATTAAAAGATGCAGCAGACGACGCCCGTAAACGTAGTTCAGATATTGCTGCAAGTTTTGGCGAAGGCTTTGTTGATCGTACTAACGCAGCCTTTAAAGTACCTGAATTACAGGCTAATTTAAAGAAGTCTGAGGAAGCATACCGTGCTAGTCGTGTTAGAATGGCACAGATGGATACTGATCTTTCTAAGAAACTACGCGGTTCAGGCCCTGGCACAGACGATAAAAGTTTAAGAGCAGAACAAACTCGATACAGTAAAGAAATAAATGCGCTAAGACGTCAAGGCTTAGATATTAATAATGCTCAAATTTTAGCACTTCAAAAAGAACGATCAGTAATTCTTGCTTTACGCAATGATATGAAAGCACTTAATGCTGCTCAAGACGCTTCCTTAAATAAAGCAAGTGGTGGTAGCATGTTTGAAAGAATTGGAGATTTCCTTCGTGCTAGTGCTGCTAAAGGTGCTCGCGATAAATCTACACGATTAGACATATTAGAAAACGTAAGTAAAAATCAAACAGAGCAAGGATTTGGCCCTGCTATTGGTCTGATGATGAAAGATCTTGATAAACTACCTGGTAAGTTTCAAAAAGTACGAACAGGTATAGCAGGAATTGTTATTGCAGGTGCAGGTTCAATTGGCACAGCAATATCTGGTCTAAGCCGATTTTTAGGACCTGTAGGTATCGGCATATCAGTACTAACTGCTGCACTTCCACTATTCCGAAGCAACGAAGAAGACGCAGCGCGCTTTGCAGGTTCATTAGATTTATTGAAAGAAAACTCAGAAAATGCTTTCAGAGTTTTAGAGCGTTTAAGCAAGTTAGATCCTCTAGAAGGAATTTCTGTAGATAATATATTTGCTAAGGGAACAGCGCTCGAAAGCTTAGGCACAAGTATGTCTAAGGCATTTACAGATATTGAAACAGAAATAAAAAACCGCAATTGGGCAGATAGCACACTTAACTTTTTAGCAAGTATTATAGGCCGTAGCTCAGAACAATTATTAGCAAAACAAGTAAGTAAGTCATTAGAGAACGCTATAAAATTATCTGCTAATGGTCCGGCTCTGCAACAAGAAATTGCAAAACTATTAGAGTTACCTGCTAATTCTTCTTTACAAGCAATTGAAAAAGCTTTAGCTGATTCAAGCCCGGCTATAAGAGGTGCTGTTGCTAAAGTCATAGAGGACTCGGGGAAAAAAGCAGTAGCTTCTGCAGGTTCTCTTAAAACGTTTAGAGAAGGTTTAGCAGAAAGCAGTAAGATTTATCAAGACCTTATAAATACTACTAAAAATGCTACACCACTAACTAAGTTTGCAGAAGAAAGCACAAAAAAGATCTTAGAGTTAAATAATGCATTAGAAGGTGCAAATTTACCAGAAAAGCTTAGCGAACTAACTAGACTTAGTACAGATATTAATTTTTTACAACTATTCCCATTAGAAGCTGCAAAGAATATATTATCAACTTCAGGCGAATTAAAAACTCTTAGCACAGAACTAGCAGAAGTAGAGCGTAGGCAGACACTATACAACAGCGCTTTAGTCGATCAACAAGCTATTCTAGATAAGTATAAGGGCCGTCGCCGTGATGCTGGTAGGGACGATTTTACCGGTAGAGAAGGACGAGAATACGATAAAGCAAAAGATGCTGTAGATCGTCTTAAAGAAGCAAATAAGGGATTAGATACTACAAGAAGTGGTATTAGCAGCTCACTGCAAAGTGCACAGTCAAAATTTGCAAGCGCAATGAGAGATGGTTTGTTAGCTAATATTGACACTTTCTCCGCAAATTTAGTGGCTGCAGCAGCAAAAGCTGGTTTAGAACTTAAGAAAGCAGCATTAGGTGGTGTAGCAGATCCTGTATTAAAAGCAGAAATTCAACAAAGGATTGACCTCGAGGGACTTAAAATAGATAGAAGCTTATTAAAAGTGCAGATGAGTTTAATAGAATCTACTGATAACTTACGCTTAGCTATGCTGGAATCTGCTTTTGAGGGCAAGTTAAGAGACAGAGGTCTTTCAGGCTTAGAAGGCGGTGATCTTGAAAATGCACTGCTTCGTAATCCCGCAAACAGGGACTTAGCAGACGACAGAAGACTTATTACTAGCATTAAAGAAAATAGAGGAAAAAGTCTTACTCAGCTACGTGCCGAAACTGCATCTGCTGGTCGTGACATGGGTCAACTTGGCGGCATTGCACCAGTAGGCACTTTGCGAGGTTTAAGTGAAGTCGCTGGATCAGCTCAAGCACGTGCAGCAGTACAACAACAGATTCAAGCGTTAAACAATCAAGAAAAAATGATTGATTTAAAAACTAAGCTTGACAAAATTGATGGTGATAGTTTTAACAAGTTAAAAGAGTTGGGAGATCAGCAGCGAAAAATTGACCAAGAGCAAGCAGCATTTGCAGCTAAAAAAGACTCAATGACTGAAGCTGCTTTTAATGCAGAAAATCAAAATTATATATTACAAAAATCAAAACTTGCTATTCAAATAGAAGACGAAAAATCTAGCTTAGCAGTAAAAAAAGCACAAGCTGTCGAAAGTATTTTACTTACAGAAGAAGCTGCAAAGAACTTAGAATATACCAGAGAAAATGCCCGTATAGCAAAAGAACTAACTAAAGAAGACCGAGATCAAGCAGATGCTGCAGCAAAGAAACTTACAACCGTTTCATCAGCTTTAGAGACTAAAAATCTCGAAGTTAAAGCTTCTGAACAATCGTTTATTGTTAGTTCTGCCGCTTTAGACAAAGAACTCTCTATTAATAAAATTACTCAAGATAATCTAACTTTGCAAAACCAACTTGGTACGCTTGATGATGAATCCTTAAGAAAAAAATTAAACTTACTAAAAGTCGAAGAACTAAAACTAGAGCAAACCAAACAACTGAGTGCAGCTCAACGCGCATACAATCAAGAAATTGAAAAATTAGATCGTGATATGGAAGCAGCAGGCGGTTTCTACGTAGGATCTAAAAAGACAGAAGATGATACAGCACGTGCACGATTGTTAGAAAATTACGGGGCTCAAAGATCAGCAATTTTATTAGTAACAGAAGCACAGATTCAAAGTGCACAAACAATGGCAGATACTACAAGTAGACAACTAGCATACACAGAAATGTTTAAGCAAGGTTTTAAAGGTATGGAAGACGCTATTGTTAACTTTACTAAAACGGGTAAATTAAGTTTCAAAGACATGATTAATAGTTTTATTGAAGGTTTGTTGCGTTATGAGATTCAACAACAACAAATTGCTCTATTCTCAGGTATGGGGGGTGCTGGCGGCTTAGCTAAGTTATTTATGGGTGCACTAGGTTTCCGAGGACCACAGTCTCTTAATATGGCTGGCGACATGGTAACAGGATATCAAGGCGAAGCTAAAGGCGGAGTATACGACGCTGGATTACGAATGTTTGCCAAAGGCGGAATGTTTACTAACTCAATAGTTAGTCAGCCAACACTATTTAAGTTTGCTAAAGGCACTGGATTAATGGGCGAAGCAGGACCCGAAGCTATTATGCCCCTAAAGCGCGATAACAATGGTAATCTTGGAGTTCGAGGTGGCGGTTCAAACGTTGATGTAGTTGTTAATAACTACGGTAACGAAAAAGCAACCACTAAAGAAACTATGGATTCACGTGGAAATCGCCGTATAGAAGTAATGATTGGGGATATGGTAGCAGGTGAGTTAAATCGCGTAGGCTCAACCACTCAACAAGCAATGACCTCTAGTTATGGTACATCACCACTAGTGGCAAGGAGATAATATATGCCAATAGCATGGCCCGCATCGCTTCCGCAAGTGCCCCAAAAAGGCTTTACTGAATCGGTTGGAATTAATGTTATACGTTCAGCTACAGATGCTGGCCCTGCGAAACAAAGACGCAGGGCCGCGCGTCCAAATGAGTTGAGTGTAAACTTTTTAATGACTACCCTACAGACTCAGAAGCTAGAAGACTTTATAAAAAATCAACCTACAAATACTACTACGCCTGGTATTGCAGGTGTTAATCGTTTTACTTTTCCACATCCACGAATACTTGGTACAACTATAGAAGTACGTATTATACCGGGTAGTGGTGGTGAGTTTTTTAACTTGCAATATATGGCACCAGGATACTGGTCTACTAGTCTTAAATTTGAAGTAATGCCATGAGCAGACTAAATAGTTTATCACAATCAGCTGTTAGAGCAATGTTTGCTTCAGAAACTCCTGAAGCACTAATTTTGCTTATTACTATTACTGATCCAGCAGATCCTGCAAATCCTATTCGTTTAGCAGATGGGTATACTAACCGCATTGCTTCTTTAACAACAGATACAGATGTAGTATATGGTGTAACAAGTAATTCAAAAGATTATTTGTTTATGCCTATGCAAATATCTTTACCCGGCGAACAAGAAGCAGGAGCAGCACAGTGTAGCTTAGTTTTAGACTTTGTTACTCCTGAAGTGATCAACCTTATACGCACCCACTTAACAAGTCCTGTTAGTGTACAGATTGATCTAGTACTGGCAAGCAGTCCTAATACTATTGAAACTACTTTTTCTGGCTTCAAAATAACTAATGTTACTTATAATGCTGATCAAATTACGTTTGACTTAAATATGGTAAGCCTTAGTCGCGAGCCGTTTCCATGTTATACGTTTACTCCAGCCAACTTTCCAGGACTATTTTAATGAATTATAATAAGTATATTGGATTACCTTATGCCAACAATGGCAGAGACGAAAGCGGAATTGACTGCTGGGGATTAGTGCGTTTATTTTATAAACAAGAATATGATATTGAACTGCCTAGTTATACTGAAGAATATTCAGGTGCTTACGATACCCGTATTCTTGATATGATGGATCAATATAAAAATAATTGGGCACAAGTACAACAACCTGAAGTTGGTTCTGTTATAGTATTCAATATATTAGGTGAGCCTTTTCACGTAGGTGTCTACGTTGGCGAAGACAAATTTATACATGCCCGTGACGGCATGGACAGTGTTTTAGAGTCCGTTAATAGCCCAAAATGGGCAAAACGTATTGAGGGTTATTATAAATACTCTACTCAAGCTAGCGCTGTGCTGGCAGGTAAACCACATCCTTTTAAACAAACAAATTATACAGATCTAGCCATCCCTGGATCTACATTAGCTGATATATCGCAAAACTTAATTGATACTTATAAAATCAGCGACTACTTTGCTAAGAAATTAATACTGTTCTTAGACGGAGTTAAAGTACCACAATCAGAGTGGAGCACTATACGCGTTCAAGCAGGTCAAAGTGTTGTTTATAAAGTAGTGCCCGAAGGTAAACAAGCTTTTCGTATGGTTGCTATGATTGCTTTAATATACGTAGCAAACGTATATGGAGCAGAGCTTGGCGCCGCCATG